ATAAATTAAAGCGAGACGGTGATGTTTCTCACCAAGCCATAAAACTGGTCACTATGATTGGCGGATTGAACAACCCTGCTATGCCTGCTCAATACGATGTTAGTGCCCCTCATCAGTTACCGTATGAGGCAAAACTGCCGATTAGCAGAGAAGATTACAACTTGCGTCACAAAACACATGCCGACCACTATGAAGAAAGTAAGGAAAAGTCGGCTGAACTTGATGAAATACTTAGAAATATGGAAACCAACATGAGTCGTGAAGAAAGACTTACCATGGAACGCTCTCTTCAAAGTTTAGAAACACGTCCACTTCGTGAGAATGAACTTGAGTACAAAAGATTACATTCCCAAAGGGAAGCATTGGGTGCAGCAACTAAAGCATACGATAATGCCGAACATGAATTAAACAGGTTGATTGAGAACCAGAATTTTTCAGAAAGTGACGAGGAACGTGAGTCTTTTGACCATATGATTGAAGAACAAAAAGAAGTGTTAGAGGAAATAGGTCGAAAACACTACGGTCCGAAGAAAATGCCATCCTATAAACGTACACAGAACGAAACATTTCACAATCAGGTCAAAGGCCACCACGAGGCAGTCGCACAGATGGCTGAGAAGATTGGTGAAGAGATTGAAAAGCAAATGCCTGAATTGTATTCAATGGTGCATCCTGACACTATGGCTGCTTGGAAAATGTTTGCAGCCAATAAGTACCTTGCTGAACAGGACTCAGAACATCACAACTTGACTGCTCCAGTAGCAGGTCACGAAGTAGTTGAATCACCAATGAAAGGTAAGATGGACAACAGTCATGATGGTATGTCTTACAATGTACATGAACACGGTCATGAAATCAATTCGGATATGAGCAAAGATGATGTTGCTAAGTTGTTGTTTGGTGATGACCCTAAGCCGTATCAGATTCGTATGGCGAAAGATTTGCTAAGTAAAGTTAAGAAAAGAGGCAAACCACTCAAAGCAATATCAATGATGGACTTGTCAGGTAGTATGGCTGAATCAGGCGACAAACACTTCTCAGGCATGAAAGCACTTGGTCATGAGAATGTTCTTGAGGACTTGGTTAGTTTCAAGCGACATAAACCTGATTATGATAACGACCCTTCATACACTATTCCCACAAAGCGTACAGTCCCTGCTTCTGGAGGTAGAGGTAAAAACCCACACCCCAGTCGTGATACAATTAGGCGTCACCCTTCGTACAAAGCAGGTAAACAGTTTTTGCAAGCAATATCCACTCAAGGCCGAAAAGAAAACTTGAGTGAACGCTCTATGGAAATAATGATGCCTTCGTCACTTAACCAAGAGGACATGAAAGGAAAATTTAGAAATGAAGCATTGGGTTACGACGAACTGAGAAGCAAACCCGATGTCATCATCAACGAAGCATATCTCCATGACATGGTCAACCATCTTCATGGACTTATGGTAACAGATGCAGACGAATATGACGCATCAAAAGTCATTGATACAAAAAACAAGTCAACACTGCTCCACAAACCAATCGGTCGAGCAGGTCACCCCAAGACAAAGGCCAGTATCATGTCGATGTTTAATTCCGATGGCCTGCGAGGAAATTTTGGTCACGTTCACGAAATACCGTTCCGTATGCACGTTGACAAGAGGACAGGTCAAATGTCGTTCAAGCAACGTAACACTCCTAAGAAGATGAGGCTAATGACGCCAAACAATAACACAATACGCAGAATCATGCCTGAGCACCTTTTGGGACAATTAGGTACATCTGAATTCCGCACCAACCCTTTTCAATTGCTACCCCCAGCGATACGTGTGAACAGAGTAGGTCAACCGTTTATGGACACTGCTTCGGCATTCCACACGAAGATGGATGGACCAGCACTACTTGCATCGTTGACGAACCCTGATTATATCCGTAAGGATATGCCTGAGGGCTTGCCATCACTGCAACCGATGCATCGAATCTTTGACATCGATGACCTTGAACACCTACGTGGTTTCACAGGCGACTGGATTGTTAGTACATATCCCGAAGGCAAGCGAATGTTTGTTACTAAGAAAGACGACAAGGTCGAGAGTAAATTATTAAAAACTGATGAAGAAAAGAAAGCATTCAAGCAAGTGTCTGACAAAGACTTCGTTGTCGATGTCATCCGTACAGACAAAGGACTCTACATCTTTGAAGTCGTAGAGTTCGATGACAAAGAGGTACACGACATACCGATTCAGGACAGAATCAAACTCTTGCGTGGTGCACTGGAAAGCGTCGAAGGCATCGATGCACCAAGCGCATCCGACACAAAACTCACAGATGACGTGGGGCTGGCTGACGCTATCAAGAACATTGACAGCGACCGTGTTATCCTACGTGATGCTAAATCCACATACATGAAAGGAGAGGCTCGTCATCCTAAGTGGGTCTTGTATCAGAAAGGCAACGATGTCACACTCATGGTTCTTGAGCGACGAGGCGAATCACCTTACGTCTATCGACTTGGCACAGGTCCAATCATACACGGAGAGGACTTAGGTGAACGTGCGGTCAAGATTGAAGATGACATATACATGGACATCGGAGCCTCATTCAATTCACCTGACAAGTACGAAGTCGGAGACTATGTCAAAGTCAACGTATCGAATGTAACAGAAGGCCACGCATCTGAGAATCAAAAGGTGTATACTGTACACGCACCTCAAATCGAAGGTGAGGCGGAAGGTGAGCCACTTGTTAGTACAGAGAGCCTTGCTATGTTAGCAAAGGCTGACTTCGACCAAAGTCCACTCAGTATCTATAGAAGTGACAGACACATCCGAGTTTCGTTTGAAGCAGGTGACGTCCTGTACAAGGCTACGACACGTGGTCAGTATTGGACTGTACACACACCTGTAGCAGACAATGGTTATCTTATTCGTTTGGCTGAAAGCCAGCGACCCTTCTGGTCACCCGTTGCTGGTGTTATGCTCAAAGGCGACTTCTCTATAGAAGAACGTGAAGATAAGGCCGAGGTACACGAAAGCAAGAACGACGGCAAGCCGCTCATACCTCCAAAGAAGATTCAGGGCACTGGTACGTGGGACAAAGAGAAAGTCAAAGTCATGAAGAAGAGTGCTGAACTCCTTGAGAAATTGTTATCGAAGAGTGGTATAGGTCAAGTAGGTATGTCATCGGCTGGTCCCAAAGGACTCGGTATAGACGTAGGTACACCTATACAGTCACCTACAGGGCCTACAAACCCTGACGATGCGAAAACTATGCCTGACTACGATGTTCGTGATGTTGAGCGTGAGAAGAAGGATAAGGAAGAAGAATCAAAGGACGTCGAAGAAGTTGATAGTAAGTTAGAACTTACAGAGGACAAGGCTGTATACCATATCTGATTATATAGAATGACAGATGTAAGGGATAGCATGGTCATGGCATCGCCACTACAAACCTCTCGCTTTGAGAGCAGTGGAACCCTATCGCTTTTGAAGAGCGACCGTGACCTCGTTATTGCAGGTTATGCAAGCGTTGAGATGGTCGACAAACAAGGTGACCTCATTACAACTGGTGCACTTAAGGGTGCATTTGACGGCTTCATGAAGGCGGACGGATTCCGCAACGTACAACTCGCACACTCCAACATTCAAGTTGGAAGTGTTATTCCAGAGTACACTGACAGCAGTGGACGACTTTGGAAGTCTGGTGTCGATGACGCTGGACTCTTTGTTGTCATCCAAGTACGTGATGACATCGAAAAGGCTCGTGAAGTAGCCAATGAAATTCGCAAAGGCGCCCTTAGGGGTTTCAGTATCGGTGGACAAGCATTCAAGAGAATGAAGAAAGCCGACCAGAAACACGGTGATTACACCGAGATTTCTAAACTGGAACTTCACGAGGTAACGATTTGTGAAAAAGGTATTAACCCGGAGGCGACATTCCGTATATTGAAGGAGGACACAACAATGACTGAAAACACAGACATGAACACAATGAGCGAACTGTCGTCCGTCTTGGACCGCATAAACACCCGTCTTGACGTAATGGAAAAGGGCGAGGATGATAAAAAGATGCCTGCTTTCCTTCAAGGGAAAGACAAAGACGATGATGAGGATGATGACCAAGACAAAGGCAAAGAAATGGCCGATGACAAGAAAGAAAATAAGATGTATGGTGCTGAACACAAAGGCGACATGGCAGAAAAATCTGAATTCTCTGATGTTATCACACAGGACTACTTGCACTGGATGGAGAACACACTCAAATCGGGTGGCGTTGATATTAACGGCGCTCGTTCTCACTTCGATGCACTTGAGAAGGCACAACTTGGTGGCTTCGACAACCCATCCTCAGTAGATGGTGCTGATTACTTCGCTGGGCAAGTCAAAGGACGAGCCCAAGAAGGTGGCAACCCATCAACTGGCGCAATCGGTAAACTCAACAGCGGCTCCAAAGCCGACGTTGCAAAAGGTTACCTTTCACCAGAAGATTTGAGTGCAGCACAACTTGAAGAAGCATACTCTGCTTACAAGGCTGCTTCAATCGAGAAACAACTCAAAGGCACACTCAGTGAAGTTTTCGCTGACCGCCTTGCAAAAGAACAGCGAGATGAGGCTCACAGCCGACAAGCACAAGCATTCGACGCTCGTGCTCCACTCGCTAACATCGAAAAGGCCGTTTCTGCTCTAAGCGAGCGAATCGACAGCCTTGGCAGTGGCTCTGTTGGAACAAGTATCCAAAAGTCCGCTGTTTCTAACGTAGATATTCCTTCCACCGTTGACATGGGCAACATGTCTTGGGATGAGGTGCACAGCCTCGCAGGAAGTATTTTCAACCAATGAATGGAGTGATTAAGAATGGCAAGAAACTATCTAAGAACAATAACCGACATGGAACGCTACTACTATGGTGCAGGCTCTAACATGGGCTTCCACTACTCAGGCAGCGAACTTCTGAAAGCCGACGCACCTATGCTGTCCACAACTGCTGGTACTTACCAAGCAATCTACGGACGCAAGGTCTGGTCACAACTCAACCAAGAGTTCAACGCATTTTCAATTCTACCTAAGAAACCTTGGGACAGAAGTGGATGGCGTGTTGTAACCGCTCGTCCTGATTCCTCCAAAGGTGGCGGAATTGCGGAGAACGGTACTCTACCTGACACCACCAAGCCAACTTTCCAGCACATTGCTGCAAAGCCTAAGACCATCGCACACACATTCGATATGTCTGAGACTGCTATCTTCCTTAACGACAAGGATGACGGACTTGGCGACATTCGCAGTGTTCTCAAAGAAGAAATGGGTAAGCACCACGCTGAGGAAATCAACAAGATGCTTCTCCAAGACAAAGGAACTGCTGCTGGCAACGACTACGAGTCTCTTGACCGTGTCACAACCGCTGACACCGCTGCTACTAACGACATCTACAGCATCGACCGAAGTGGAAACTCTTGGTCCCTCGCTGAGCACAACGAAAACAGCGGAACTGACAGAACACTCAGCCTTGACCACCTCGACGACATCTTCCAGAAGATTTGGGTACGTGGTGGAAACCCTAAGGTTATCCTCACTGGATACGACACATTGATGAGAATTCAACAACTTCTACAATCCCAACAAAGATTCATGGAAGAAAAGAGAGTCACCCCAACCTTCAACGGTGTAAAGGGTGTACCCGGTGTTGAAGCAGGTTTCATTGTTGCTACATACAACGGTGTTCCAATCATTCCATC